CTATATCACCTTTACGGTGATCCATTCAGCCCCTCTTGTATCACGATAGAGGTCAGTCATGGCTGCTGTTTTGTGCCCCATGATGGCTTGAGCAACCTCTTTACCGTAAAGGTCTGTATACAATCGAGTTGAAAGGCTCCTGATTTCATGGAGGCTTGGCTCCGTGCCTGACCAGCTAAGGCCCGTTTTATCCCTCGCTGTACTGAATCCCTTTGATAATGTTCCTGGCTTCAACCCGCTGCCTTTTGTAGCCCCCCTGGTTGTATGCAGTAAATATTTGCTTACAACACCAGAGGCGCGACACCTCGAAATAACCTCCTCAAGTACCAAACCCTCTTCAGGAATTGACAGGCTCAGAGGCAAAGAAACTCTGGCCCCAGTTTTGATCTGGGTCACCCACAAAAATCCATCATGGCTATCCTTGAATTTCATCTCTGCCAAGTCTTCCCGCCGCTGTCCGGTCACAAGCGCCAAATCAAACATGTTTTTTACCCAAGGCTCACCGCTTCCAGTCTCTGCCAATATTTGGCGGTACTCGCTAATGATTAACCTGCTGCGTTTAACTTTGTTTGCTGGTGTCTTGGTTGGGGTTACTGGATTCTCTCTCAAATGGCCAGTGGCGATTGCCTCATTGAAAGCATCGTTAAGGATCTGCCGCATTTTCCCTGCCGTGGCTTTCTTTCCCTGCTCTGTATAGACCTCCATCATTTCTGCGATATCTTTGGTGGTAACACGGGACAGGAGCAGATCACCCATTCTTTCCTTGATATAGCCAATCTGTAGGCCACGCTGCCGGAGAGTGGCAGTAGCTAATCCACGTTTCTTGAGGATCAAAAAATACCGATCAAGGTGGCTACTAAGAGTTAAAACGTCAGCACCTTGCAACCTGTCAGCTAGCCTGACTTTATTCTGCATATTATAAATCATAATGTTAGCTTCAACGGCTTCATTGATGGCTGACGTTTTATCTGTGCCAAGTCCGTAGCGCTTTCCATCTCGAGGATCGCGCCACTGATAATTACCACCGCTTTCATACAAGTTTGGTGGCAGGTCTTTATGCTTTTTTATTCTCGGTCTTGCAGCCATGTTTTATACGCTCCACTAAATTATATTCGCTGGTGGGCTTAGCCTTCTGAGCCACGTCTTTGGGGTTATGAGGGTTCACATATTCCGCACTTGGGTTTACCCACCAATTCCGCCCGATTTTTTTCGGCGGTGGGTATATGCGTCCCGTTCTGGCCCACATCCAAAGCGTCCCCTTTTTATATGGCTGGCTGAATTTGCTTTCGGCCCACTCTGTCAGCGTTATTGATTTCATGGTTATCTCCACACGTTAAGCCCGCCGCATACGGGCATTAATTCAATCGTGACATGTCACACTGTTAATTTAGTTTCGTGCCATCCATAGGTTTGCCAGCACTCAGAATCACCGAGGAAGTAACAGCCTTCAGGATCGCCTGGTAGCTTGTCTTTGCACTTACCGCAGCACCGGTTATTGCGTGCCGCCAACTGCTTTTTTAATTCGGCGTTATCTTTCCTGATCAGCATGGTTATGTATTCGTCCATGTCATATGGCTCGCGTTGCGGGCGGCGTGCCGCACAGTTCTCCCGCAACATATCGATTTCTTGCTGATCCAGCTTTAGTTCGAAAAGTACAACACCTGATTTGCGTTGGCGCTCCCGTTGTGCTGCTTTACGTTCTGCATCTGTTTTTGCCATACCAACCTCCTATAGCCCGCCCCAGCTATCGCCGTCATCGCGATTACGATTAACTGCGTGACGAGTTAATAGGGTGAGCAGTACGGTGTCTAAAGCCCAGATGCACACTGTAAGCCAGCCCATAATATTGAAGAGAAACAAGATAGGGCTCGTGATGACGAGCCAGAAAATGAACACTTTCACTTGCCGCCCTCCGGTGCTGCTGCCAGCATTGCGGCGCGGCAGGCGTTCCATCCGAGCTTGTAGGCGACGTTAATAGAGTCGCACGGTTCATGGGCCTCCATTTTAACAATGGCCTGTCGCGTGCTGATTGCCTCTGGCACTGCTGGCGCTGGCGGGGCGGTGATGTGCAGTCGCGGTTCGCCGTCTTTCGGCTCCGGCCATTCGCGATTTTTGTTCACCGATAGCTTTTCGATCATTGCTTGGGTGATCTGCTCGTCAGTGATGCCAGCACGGCGTTGCGCATCCCACAGCAGGAATTGCATATCAGCCCACTCGCTGAGGTCATCAGGTTTGTCTGCGGCCTCCAGTGCTTCTTTGCTGAGGTGTTTTAGCGGGCCAATAGGGCCGACATTGCCGAATGTTGACCGTGACCATTCGGCGTGAGCTTCGCGAACCGCATCCCGAGCATTAGGTGAATCAGCAATAGCGTAAACCTTGCGAACCTCGCACCCCTCACGAACGGCCTGGTTCTTGCCGTGTTCATCAATAAGACCCAGCCAGTCTCCATTTACTGATTTGAATTGCCAGCCTGCCAGCTCAAGGCCTTGCACCGGCTGCGCCTCCCGGTTAGCCAACACCTCGGTGATTAACTCAAACTCAGTGCCGGAGCGCGGATTTTTCAGCCGCTCCTTCAGCCATTCAGTCGTTAGTGTCATGCATCCCCCTTAACTTGCTGTAGATTCGACGTTGGCCGGGAAAGTCATTTCACCCAGCAGCGCGCCTAGCCGATCAGCGGTAGGGATGAAGTCCCCCGTTCCGCTGCTAAAAATGTGGTCCTCGATAGCTTGCGAGAATGCGTTATCGTATATGATGATGTTGCGATCACCTGCCGTTGCAAACCCCAAGCGCTCAGACGGGCAGCGGTTCAGCACCTTCTGTACGTCATTTACCCATTTCTTTTCTTCTTTAGTAAGCTCCGTCATGATCCTTCTCCCTTTAACCAATAGATATGTGAATGAAGCTGAGCAGCCAGAGGGCTAACTCAATGACTGACCATGCAGCAAGAGCGAGGACAATCCCCACGATTATGAGGTTTACTCCAGTGAAGTAATGCATCTACTCATCCCCCTCTACGGTGAAGCACATCCCGGCAGAAGTGAGAATTTCCTCAACCTGCTTACGCGAATACGCTGGGTAACTGTGGTCTGCATAAGTGCATGAAGGTCGCGGCAACCGCACCGGCGTAGCCAGCAACGCTTTCAGGTGTGCAATTTCCGCCTGAGCGCTGTCATTCATGATGATTAGATGTTTGGCTGCATCCTGTGCCTTCTGGAACTTTCCGGCATAATCGGTAGCGATAGATTCCAGCTCGGCGATGCGCGTATCGCGAGCGTAAATGACGCTTTCTAGCGATGCCGACTTGCGCTGTTCTGTGCCTACACCTGCCTGGAGCTGGATAACCCATCGTGCCAGCTCGCCTTTCTCATCATTCCGCAAACTTAGATCTTCGAGTAGATATTTATCGATCATCACAGCTCCCCATTGCGAAGGTCATCAGCGAAAGAAAACGCCTCTTGGCTCGCAGTGGCCCAATGCCGCTGCGCTTCATAATCTGGGAAGGTTTCGTCACTGGCCCATGACTTGAATGCTTCCGCCAGTTTCTCTACGCCCCTGATCTCCGCCTCAGATACGCGCTGCTCTGCTGCCTCGGCGCGCTTCTTCCATCCGGCAGACTCTCCAATCCAAAATTGAGCCACCTTATCCAGGGCGGAGACGTACTCTTGCGAGTAAATGAAGTGTGGGCCATCCGGCAACGCATGGCCCGCTGAACTCCATGCAACGGCAAACATATTTCCATCTGGTCGGCCGCGTTGAACGTCAACAGTCGCCACCGGCTTGCTCAGTTCGCTCAGATTATTGTCCATCAGGGGTATCCTTCAGGTAGTCCAACAGATTCAACACAGCCCAGCAGTAAGCCAAAAAGAAAACCCCACCCACGACATACCCAATGGTTCCATTCTCAGTGACATCAATGACTACAACCTGCAGCATCGATACAGCCAAGACCAAGATGCGAAGTAACCAGATAAACTTACTCATTTTTTCTCCTGAGATACTGACCGTTGTGCGCGGCGCTGGCGGCGTGATGGCTTGACGTGCTGCCACACGAATGGCGGGGTGTTGGCGTTGTATACCTGCCACCGCCGGTTGCTGATTTTGAAGCAGTCGGCATAACCGGCAATCGGAACCCAAAGTGTTATCCGCGCCCGCCGGTTGCTCTTACGCTTAGCCATTTTTCACCTCGGTATCCGTCGTAATCGCCTGCACCACCGGCCTACCAATGATCCGAATATTTGATTCCCCTTTGAATAACCTCCCCAGGCGGCCGACGGCCTGTTCCAATGCCTGCCGGTAAACCTGCTCGATCTTGCACTCTGGCCCCCACGAACCGAGATTTGTCAGCTCAAGGGTGAGAGTGACCTTTGCGCCGGTTTTTGTTCTGACGATTGGCTTAGCCATTGCTCTGTGCCTCAGTGTTGAAACCTCGCTCAGTGAAAAACGCAAGGCCATTTCGATATGCCTCAATCAGATCCGCCGCGTCACTTACAAACTCAGCAGACCATTTTTTCTGTACTTCCACGCCATCACGTAGCTTTTTTACGATTACGCGCTCGATGTATTCCCGGCGAGCCTCAAGCAGCTCCGGCGACGCCTCGGTCATGTAGAATTTGAGTTGCTCAATCACGCTCTACCTCCTGGCTGTGCCGGCGGTTCCAAGCCCTGATAGCCATATCTCGCTTACCTGTTCCGATGAACTGCGCTGATTGTGCGTCGCAGCCATGACAGCGAACGATGTAGGAACCCATGCCGCCATCGTCTTCCGGATACTGCTGGAATGCTTCAACGTCTTTCCCGCCGCAAAACGGGCAGGGCTTCAGTTCATTTGCTGGCATCACTGTCCTCCTTGCGGAAATCATCGGCAGAGTTAATACCGTTCAGCCAGACGCCTTCTCGTTCTTCAATAATCGAACGAACCAGGTGAGCGGCACTCACGATACTTTCCTTGATGATGGCCAGGTCGCGATTGCGGTCGGCGGTCTTCATCTTTTCACCTGCGATAGCGGCAGAGATATGCGCCGATACAAGGCCATCTAACAGCTTGCGGATTTCCAGGCTGTCAAAGTCGCCTGGGTATTGGACTTGTTGCTGCATCACTGGGCGCTCTTTCATTTGGCCTCCCGCAGCTCGTCGGCGTACTGCAAGACATCTCTGCCGATGGCTTTAATCAGTTCCTGCTTTTGTCCGGGCTTATACCGCAGCGATACTATTCCGACACGATTAGCGGCCGCTTCAACACCTTCGATTTTCGCCTGCAGGCGCACAGCGGCAAGGGCTGCGGAGGTGGCTGGGGTTTCAACAGCACACATGCTTTGAATATGTGGCGACAATCCGTAGCATTCGGAAATCAAAGAAAGCGCTGCGCCCTGCGCCGCATTCTCCACAGCCAGCGCATCGCACTTGATCAACGCAGCTGCTGCGTCGGAAAAGTACCCTTTGCATTTGGCTTCCGACATTAAAAGCTGGCGCTCCAGCGCATCGCGCTCAGCTTTAACCGTGGTCGCTTCATTCAATTTCCTGACCAGATATTCCGCTGTGCTCTCGTTAACTAAAATGTCTCGAGGCATGCACTTTCCGCGCAGGAATCCTTCCATTTCGTATACGTTCATGCGGCACCTACCTGTTGGCTATTCAGTTGATAGGCAATGGCCATCTGCTCGGCATCGTTCATAGCGTCATGCAGGGAGTTGTGCTTAACCATCGCGAAGCATGGCTGGTGGGTTTTAGGCAGGTAACCTTTGGTGCCTTTGGTCATGGCATCGATATAGGTCCGCACGTCGCGCTTACCGCCCCAGTGCCACGGACATTCGATCTCATACATTTTGTAGGCGTGCTCAAGGATAGAGCCGTCAAAGTCGGTACCACGGAAGAAGACGCGCGCACCTGGGTGTTGCTTAATCCAGTTAGAGAGCAGCCCGAGGCATTGACGCAGCGGTTCACGTTCGCCGATCAACGCGTCCTGCGCGTCTTCGCCTTGCTGACGCCACCACGTTTGTGTGCTGGCGCTGACGGTGCGGCCTTTCATCAATTGGTCGAATGTGTCAGCCAGGCTGTAAAATGCATTGGCTGAAAAGTCTGCCAGCTCGCTATCGCGCGCCACCTGGATGATGCTTTTCTGTGTCTGGTGAACATCGTCAATATCGAAAGCAAACGCGCCGATGGAAAGGAGCACTGCGGATGGAGCAGTGTCCAGCGTCTCAGTATCGATCGTGATTGTGTTGATCATCACAGCACTCCCCATTCAGTCAGCTCATTGAAGCGAGCAACGAACATTGCTCGAGCCTGCACCGGCATAACCGGGTTAATCACGATGTCAGCTGGGAAGATGCCTTCCAGCATTGGCCATGCCTGTCCATCATCGATATCAAGATCTCGGCGCTCGGTGGCCAGCATGACCAGGTCTGCATACTTCACAGCGATATCTATCTGCAGAGGCAGGCCGAAGCGCTGGCGGATCACTGCGTCGAGTTGGTCTTCGATGCGTTGGTAATCCGGCAACAGTCGTTTCAGCGGGGCGGGGATATCTTTGCAATAGGCTTCGGTGGCATCGTGCATCAGCGCCTCAAGGGCGAACTCTGGCGCCACGATTTGGCTGCACAGCACTGAGTGTTGCGCCACGCTGTAGAAGTTCGGCAGATGGCCGGCAAACCGACACTCATGGGACAGTGCCTGGGCAATATCCTCAATGCAGATGCTTTTGATCGCCGGCGCCGCAAAGTCCAAGTGGCGACCTGTAAAAGTGGTAATCCAGCTCATACGTTAATTCCCACACGCTGATTTTCGGCAAAGCGAATCCCTGCCAGAATTGGCAATTTTCCGCAGATAGAAAATCGAGTTTGAAGAAGGGAGGCCAGACGCCCGCATAGCGCTGGCTCCCGGTTAATTACTCACACATCAGGTGGCGCACTGGACCGGGGCTTTATACTGTGTAAGGGATAAGGTGAACCCGAAACAGTACGCCACCTGATATGTGAAAAAATAGCGGCCAGCCTATGAACATTATCTTCACTCCTCACGGGTTGAAGTTCGGCGTGGCCGCCAAAGACTCCACACAGCAATCGCATTTCCGCCGGATATCTGCGCTCGCTCTCGCTGCAGTGCGGCCGGCGCCGCGCATAAGGTGTGGTGGCTGGTAAACAACGCCCCCGAAGTTTCCAGCCTTGAACCACATTGGGCTGCTCACTCATGAGGTAGGATCCTTCACCGCTCCCAGAACTAAGGGAAAGGTCGAGTGAGCATTCCGATGTGCGCCGGTTACCCGGCGACTGCCACCACTACGAACAAAACAACCAACCAAAACGGGGTACAGACCACAACGCTATAGAGCACTGCCTTCCAACCTTGTGAGCTCATGATTGCCTCGGTGCGCCCCGTAGGGTGCGGGTTAGTAACCCATCCTGCGCTCATGGGCGCATTGGCGGAGGAATTCTGCTTCTGCGCGGGCTTCGATGCGCTGCATCACCAATTCGCGCTTTTCAGCGAATGTCATTGCCGCCACATCAGGTACTTTGACCTTGCCGCTGCCACGGCAATCAGGGCAGGGCACATCGTAAAGGCCGCTCATGTAGGATTCGCGGTCTTCATCACCCCATTGCTCCCATTCACTGGAAGTTATGCCGTTTGAAAATGCTGGGTTATCGACTTTGCCGTGGCCTTCGCAGCAGCCGCAGATCGCCCATCTGAACTTTGAGAATTGCATCGTGTAACCCTCTGCTGTGAACCTGGTAAGCGAATCATCCCGATCTTCGTGTGCCTCGGGCAGCTACTTCGTGGGCGTCCTGCCAGTTCGCTGTTGATAGATTAAATGTAGGATATCTGACATTTCATGTCAATGCATTTTGGTAGGTAATCTTACATTTTAATTTTAACGTGTGTCGTTTTGTTTGTGTGGGTATTATCAGGAAAGCATCTAGGAGGAGGTGACCATGTCAGATTCAGATCCGACGTACGACGAGGCGTGTAGGGTTGTAGGACAGTGCTGTTTGATGCTGGCTCAGAACGGCGAGGAAATAAGTAGGGGGCAGGTAGCTTATCAGCTAAAGCGGTTGCATTGGCAAATTATGGAATTGACTGGAGAATCGAACTTGCCGATCAAGCTGGCGATCGAGCAGTTGGAGGATGGACTGTAGGTAATAAAAATCAATATGGGAGATAGGTCAGTTTAGGATTTTACTTAATTAACGGCCCAACCTTGGTAATAATGAGGTAAGTAATGGTCACTGAAAGGACTATAACGATCACTCTCTTCCAATGAATTTTTGTTCCATCGCCCTCTATATGGCCCATAACCGAGATTGATATAGGTAACGGCTCAACGTCACTTCCGCAATGCTTGCATTTTGACGCCTGTCGCTTAATAGGCTCTGCGCAATATGGACAATCTCTTGATTCACCAGATGATAGTGGGCTGGTGGTTGAGTATTTTCTTTCCGATGGGATGATAAGTACATGAATTATTGCGACGATGAAAAGCAAGAACCCGTACACCCACCATCCAGCAAAGGATCTTCCTTTGCTCTGGGCAATAAACGCTGTAATCAACCCTAATAATGCAGCAACGACAAGAAATCCCATCAGTTATTCCAAGTTATTATTTATTAAGTATCAATGAATTGTAAAATATTATGTAGACTTATTTCCGTTCAATTCATTGCATCTGTAACTGCGTCATTATCGATATGACGAGATGCTTTCAGTATTCCAGCTACATACTCGACCTTCTGAACCTCCCCACACCCAACGGTGAATGGCCGATGATCTTGGTTGATGCTAGTGAATTGGTACTCACCTTCACGGGTGTAGTTAAGCACCTTGATCATGTTGTGACCATCGCTGGTGCGCACGAAAACCTCGTCACCTGGATGGATTGTAGTACCTGGCTCAATCAAAACGAACTCGCCAGACTGTATACGTGGCCACATGCTATCCCCACGAACTCGCAGTCCATAAGCATCGGGATCGTCACTATAAATTTTCAGCCAACCACCACGGTACTCGACCATGTCGATCATGCCATCAACTCCTAAAACGGCATCACCAACAACAGGGACTAATCCCGGCCGAATCTTGCCAATATATGTGATGTTTTCGTCTATATCACCGCCATCAAGCAGCCAATTTGGGTTGCAGCTTAAGGCAGTCGCAAGGGCCTGAAGGTTTTCACCCCCTGGCTTATAGTCTCCTGACTCCCAGCCAGTGACAGTGACGCGATTAACTCCGACTCGCTTAGCCAAGGAGTCCTGAGTGAGTTTTAGCTCTTTGCGTCTTGCGCGAATTCGATCATTCATTTCCATGTAGGCAATCCTACCACTTACCAATGTAGGATTCCTTGACTCGTTAATGTAAGATATCCTACTATCGTTATGTTCCATTTCTTTACCAAAGAGAGTGCTATGAAAAAAGATGATGTTATTTCCTACTTCGGCGGGGTAGGCAAGACAGCCAAGGTTTTAGGCCTATCGCATGCCTCTGTATCTGGTTGGGATGAAATTATCCCTAAAGGTCGAGCGTTTGAAATTCAGGTTTTGACCGCCGGCGAATTGATTGTTGATTTATCACTTTACAGAAAGTCTACCGCTCCGGCGGCTTAATCGTAACTACCAAAGGAAAAACAACATGGTAGAGCCAAATTTGAAAGATGTAGTGAAAGGCATGTGTAAGGCGGTTGCTGGTGGTCGTTCGGCAATGGCGGGCGCACTGGGTATGTCTGAGACGGCTTTTAACAACAACCTGTACGAGAAGAATGGCTGTCGCTTCTTCGAGATCAGTGAATTGGAAGCAATGGAAGATATTTCCGGTACCAACCTGTTGACTGAGTATTTTGCTCAGCGCAAAGGCCTGCTGGTGGTTGAAAACCCTGAGTTGGAAGAACTGGACCAGGTTGAGTTGTTCAGCAAGAGCATTCGCACAGCCGCCCACCGTGGCCATGTGGATCAGATCATTCAGGAGTCACTCGCTGATGGAGTAATTGATGAGAAAGAAGCTGCCGACATTATGCGCTATCACCGCAAGCATCTGCAGGCGCGTGATGCAGAAGTTAGGGCTGTGCTGGCGCTGTTTGGCAAAAAAGCCAAATGCCAGAAAGGTTGACGCCCCAGATATGCGGTCCGGGGCGTCGGGTGCATCAATTAAACGTGTGGAGTAATTAACGCATGAACAGTTTAAACCGAGTCAGGCCAGTAGTGCAATTCAAGTGCTCATTCAGTGGCCGTTCTCTTTCGTATGTCCAGATAGTACGGCGTCCGGGTCAGGCGGACAACTACCAAGAAGTTTCACCGGTGGTAGTCAACAAGGCCATGGCTAAATTCAACCGGAGTCGCGGCCTATGAACCCTATCGAATTCATTCGCAAGAACGTCGTGACGCAGTTAGTTGGCGAAGGCTTCCCCGAGGATATCGCCAGGGGGGGCGGAGGAGGCGGTCGATCTGTATCGCCGTATGTCTCAAGCCAGCAGGAAGGGGCGCATCTACGACGATTGCCTTACTCAAGCCCGGCAGTATTGCCGTTTCAACACACCAAAGCACCTGAAAGGGGGATCCAATGGAAAACGAGGTAATCGTGCCGTTTGAAATGGATTGTCGTGACAGTCACGGTGTAATTGTTCGAGTGATTGGTGTTGATCAGGTTAACCACCGGGTCATCTTCCGCCGTCCGAACTATCCGTATGACTGTGCATGTCCGCGCCGGGACTTCGGTACAAAATTCAAGAAGGTAACCACATGAGTTTGATTCTTCCTTCGCGCCCTCTGGTTGTTCAGCCAGAGTTAGCTGCGCGCATTGGTTTGAATCAAGCTATTGCGCTGCAGCAGGTGCATTACTGGCTTGCTGACACAACATCAGGCGTTGAATACGACGGTAAGCGATGGGTTTACAACACGATGGAAGAATGGGCCAAGCAGTTTCCATTCTGGTCACTATCCACAGTTAAGCGGACATTCTCCGATCTGGAACGACAGGGATGTATTTGCGTCGAGCAGCTCAGCGAGGATAAGCGGGATATGACTAATTTCTATTCAATTAACTATAAACACCCGGCTTTGAGTAGTGACGGTTTATTCGACAACTCCATTGGGTCAAATTGCACCATCCCATCGGGTCAAATTGAACCAATGCATAAGGCCAGAGTGAAACGTTGCAAAGTCTCAAAGAGAGTCACTCCCATTGGGTCAAATTGCACCAATGTTCATACAGAGAGTACTACAGAGAGTACATCAAATATAAACCCCTCTTGTCAGGTCGCTGCGCAACCAGACGTTTCCCCTGATGAAGTTTTTTTATCTCGGCATCCGGAAGCTGTCGTTTTCAGTGCCAAGAAAAAAATCTGGGGCAGTGCAGAAGACCTCAAGTGCGCCGAGTGGATCCGCTCACGCATCGTCAGGTTGTACGAACAGGCCGCCGAAACTGATGGCGAAGTGGCGAGGCCAAAAGAACCTAACTGGGCTGACTGGGCAAACGAGATCCGCCTAATGAGCACCCAGGATGGGCATACCCACAAACAAATCTGCGAGCTATTTGCGAAGGCTAATCGGGATCCGTTCTGGTGCAAGAACATTCTCAGCCCGTCAAAGCTGCGTGAAAAGTGGGATGACTTGACGTTGAAACTGAGCGCTAGCCCGGTGACCAACGGCGGTAATTGGAACACTGCTGAAGCATGGGAGAACACCCTATGAACAAATTCATGAGTGCTGTTCAAAATCGCGATAGTGGTGCTCTGGCGCGGATGATGCCAGCTGAGCCGCAGGCGCGAGTGGTGAACGAGAGCGCTGAAAAGCTGGTTGATGCTCTGTTCACCAACCTGATGCAAATTTTCCCGGCTGCTAAGCAGACTGCGTTGAGCACGCCTGCTGAAGTTGCTGCTGCAAAACGTCAGTGGATCCTAGCCTTTGCCGAAAACGGGATCACCTCAGTGGAGCAGGTAAAGGCCGGCATGCGCATGGCGCGTCAGCAGGAAAGCGACTTCTGGCCAAGCTGCGGCAAGTTCATTGGTTGGTGCAAGACTGGCGCAGCTGAGAGCGCAGGATTGCCATCCGTCGAAGAGGTTGAAGCGGAGTTCAAGCGCTACAGCGCCAACCGAGGCCAGCATGCCAGACCTGAGGATTTTAACTGGTCGGCACCTGTCATGTACTGGATCGTGATCGACGTTCGCCACCTGATGCATCAGCACAACTACACCGATGGTGAAATCCGCAAGTCAATTCAGTTGCACCTTGGCCGCTGGGCAAAGCGCTTGGCAAAAGGTGAGCGAATCCCTCAGCCAGCACCACAGATCACCCATCAGCAGCATATCCCAGCCCCATCAGAGTTGATGGACAAAGACGGTAAATATCAGCGCAAAGGCGAAGAGCTGCTGGCGCGGCTGCGTTCGAAAAGAGAGGGGGAGGCATCATGAAAAAATTAACGATCCCGGTGGACGTATTCGAAAGCGACCGTATCAACAGCGGTATTCGCCGCCTGGTGCGTGCAGGTGTCCTGAAAGATAAGCCTGAAAGTCAGGTATGCCGTGTGCGTAATGCTGCCGCCGGAGCCACGTGGCGAACGCTCCGTGACCTTGAGCTGCTGGTGGTGCAGATGTACGGCGTTTACGACACGCAGCCAGCTATCAGCGCCCGCCTGCGTGAATTCAGTAAACCATTCCACGGACTGGTTAAAGAGCGTCGGGTTGAGAAAAGCGAATCAGGAAAATACGTGTATTTCTACCGTCTGGTAGCCGTAGAGGAGCAGGCCGCATGAAATGTGTATCAGGCATTGAGGTTTTGCCTCTGCTGGCTGTGGCGCACCGGTTATGGCGCTGGTGGATGTTGCGTGATGCTCGCCGTACATGGCAGGAGCGCGGTGATTTCCGCAAATACGCAATTTCACAGGGATGGTTAACCGACTGGCAGCGCCAGCACTTTGGCTGGGATTACTACGGCGTTCGGTATTTGGTTCGCAAAGCAACGGGGGGCTTTAAATGAAATACCCACTGATTTACGCCGATCCGGCATGGACATACAACGACAAGTGCAAGGACGGCAACCGCGGTGCCGGTTTCAAGTACCCGACCATGACTGTAGCTGATATCTGTCGTTTACCGGTCTGGGATCTGGCCGCTGATTCATGTCTGCTGGCTATGTGGTGGGTGCCGACGATGCCAACGGAAGCCCTCAAGGTGATCGATGCCTGGGGATTTCGCTTGATGACCATGAAGGGGTTCACCTGGCACAAAACCAACCGAGTGAAGGGGAACAGCGCGATCGGTATGGGCCACATGACCCGAGCCAACAGCGAGGACTGCCTGTTTGCGGTAAAGGGTAAGTTGCCACCGCGCCTGGATGCATCGATTTGCCAACACATTACGGCACCGCGAATGGAGCACAGCGCAAAGCCTGAGGTATTCCGCGATAAGTTAGTCGATCTGCTTGGCGATGTACCGCGCATTGAATTGTTCGCCCGTAATCACACCGACGGCTGGCATACCTGGGGTAATCAGTGCGATCAGTCCGTGATTTTGGTACCGGGCAAGGCAGAGGTGGCCGCATGAATTTAACGTTGCCATTCCCGCCAAGCGTTAACACCTACTGGCGTTCGCCGAACAGCGGCCCGCTGAAGGGTAGACACCTGATCAGCGTCAAAGGGCGGGACTATCGCACTAACGCTCTGGCATGCGTTCTAGAACAGCTCAAGCGCCGCCCAAATCCGATCACTGAGAACGTGTTCACCACCATAGTATTTTACCCACCTGATCGCCGCCGCCGCGACATGGATAATTTCCTCAAGGCACCTCTGGATGCGCTGACGCACGCCGGGGTGTGGAAGGACGATAGCCAGGTGCGGCGGATGTTATTGGATTGGGCAGAGCCGGAAAAGGGAGGGCGGATAGAAATCCGCATTGAGGTGTTGAATGCTGGATAAACAAACAGATGTCGGTTATTTTGGAAGGGCAGTTAATCGCCTCCCCAATCACTATGCGGGTGACGGGGTGGGGAGGCTGGCTAAACCCCATGTGTGGAGTAAACGTATGACTAATTCAGTTGTAGGCGTTGGCGTAGCTGTGCCTGTTTCAATGTCCAGCCGGGAAGTGGCAGATCTCACCGGTAAACGGCATCCAGATGTAAAGCGTGATATTGAAACCATGCTGGATCAGCTTAGTGAAGATGCGAGCAGATTTGCTCACATCTATCTTGATACTATGAACCGCCAGCAAACCGAGTATTTACTGGACAGGGAGCATGTCGAATGTCTGCTCGCTGGTTACAGTGCCATTCTGCGCATGAAGGTGATCCGCCGCCTGCGCGAGCTTGAAGACCAACAACAACAACAAGTACCTCAATCATTCCCCGAGGCCCTGCGCCTTGCCGCTGAGCTGGCAGAAGAAAAACAAAAACTTGAATCTCAACTGGCTATCGCCGCCCCGAAGGCCGAATTTGTCGATCGGTACGTTGAAGCCAGCGGTTCACTGACGTTCCGCCAAGTCTGCAAATTGCTTAAGGCAAAAGAACCCGATTTCCGCCTGTTCCTGTTCGAACATCACATCATGTACCGCCTATCAGGATCTTTCACCCCATATCAGCAGCACATCGATGCTGGTCGCTTCGAGGTCAAAACTGGCACCAACCAATTCAACAATCACGCTTTCAGTCAGTCACGGTTCACCGCTAAGGGCGTTAAGTGGGTTGCAGGGTTATGGGCTGAACATTTGGTTAAGGGGAATGCAGCGTGAGAGGGATACTTAAGGCGATTGTTGTCCGGGAGCTGGGGCAGGTCATCTTAAAGCCAGGCAATGACTTGCTGACGATGTTCGGTGACCGGGTGATGGTGGCCACGGTACCGGCTGAGTTTCGTGAAATGCCGTCAGGTGCATTACCGGCCACTGAACAGCAGCTGGCCATTGACCCGCGCTTCCGTCCGTTCTTTCAGCATGAGCGTGTGCTCTCTGCTGCTGGTGGCATTAACAGCCTTGAGAGTTGGCTGGATCGTCGTCATGACTGTCAGCGCCAGTGTGCCGAGGACGATTATCACGACAAGAACATGGAGACCATGCGTTATGGCACCGGCGCTATTCGTCTGTGTTGGCATCATGCCCACCTGTACCGCGATAAGACCATGCCTGAGCTATCAGCCACAGCAGAGCAAAACATAGCTGAATTCGTGGTGTACCGAGCACGCAGTCACTTCATGTTCGAAGAGAGCCATCAACTGACGTTGCCGGAGCTGTGTTGGTGGGCCTGGGTGAATGAGGTCATCGATTTGATACCGAATGACGTCGCCGCCGCTTCTTTGCGTATTAAGCCACGCACAATGGCATCCGGTTCACGGAGAGAGTCAGAGCTGACCCAAACCCCGGCACCGAGTGAGATTATCGCGACGATTGCTAAGAAGGCTGCAAAGACGCTGGTTATCGATCCGGAACCGCCAAAGGCATTATTCAAGATACCGAAGCGTGAACGATGGGAAAGCAAAGCGTACCTGAAGTGGGTTAAGTCACAACCGTGCGTTATTAGCGGCATCCAGGCTGACGATGCGCATCATATCATCGGGCATGGACAGGGAGGGATGGGAACTAAGGCGCATGACCTTTTCACTATCCCATTATGCCGAGAGGAACACGATGCATTACACCGTGACCCGTCACGATGGGAAGCGGAACACGGCAGCCAGATCGAACTGTGGTTCAGGTTTATTGACCACTCGTTATCGATCGGTGCTATTTCATAAGTGTGGAGTATAGGCGAGCTGGCATGCGGGCCAGACGCCTGGAGATTAAAGCATGATCGTGACCCAGCAATATCTGCAATACATTCGAGAGAGCTTCATGATGGCAACAGCTGACCTAAGCGGGAAGACGAAAGGGCAGCTACAGGCATTCACTGAGTCAACACGGGTCAGCACAACGCGCTTGAAGCGCAAGCGGCGCACCATTGTAGAGCCAGACGGTACCCGGATCGTTATTCATAGCAATCCGGTACCGGGTACAGAAACGCGGCCTAGCTCGGGATCCATTGCCCTGATTGAGCCAGAAACATTTTCAGCTATATCATGGCGACGAGCGGTATACCCATTGAATAATCATCAGCGTTCCTGGCTCACATGGTGTTATTCCGGTGATTTGGCCTTTACCCATCAGACTGAGATCACTCAATGGGGATGGTCGGAGTTCAAAGAGAGCCTAGCCGGCCAAAAGGTAGCAGCAAAAACGATGGACCGGTTGAAAGCTTTAATCTGGTTAGCTGCGCAGGATGTGAGGTCAGAAATGAAAGGGCTCACACCGTACCAGAATCAAGACTTGGCTGAGCTGGTAGGGGTGTCTGCACCGAATTGGTCGAAGAATTACAACGGCTATTGGTCAGGCATGCGTAGTGTCTTCCTGAGGTTGGATCGAGATGGTTTAGTTTCACTGTCGAGATCACGATCACAACAAAAATCGATATTTTCGCAGCGATGTCTTGCAAAAGTTAATTAAATAGGCCATATTTGGCGTTAATTTGATATCGTGCCACAAATGTAATGACCGGCACCAAAATTAAAACCTCGCTTCGGCGGGGTTTTTCGTTGTTAGATGCTCTATAGTGCGTCAATCCATAGCCCTGCTTCACTACTGTAGATACGATCATATGAATGGGTGTGGTTCAGTGTGTTCAACCCAAAATGTCAAGAAATCTCCGAAAATAACCAATAATCTATGCAAAATTGGTTGCAAAAAATAAAGGTTAAGACGATATTTAGCTCATAACTAAAGCAATCTTGACCTCCAAACGGAGGTTTTTTCGTATCTGGCTTACAGCGAACACTACATATAGTACTTCAGGTTATTTTCAATACTATATGTGGTAAATGGAGAGGGGGCAGCTATGACAGCAGCAGAACTTTACGCAAAATTTGAGATCCAACCCGCAGACTACAACCCAAAAGAATCACCTTTTGAGTTCGCAAAAAGGGTGATTAGATCACACCCAATTCTTGTAGAACAAGCAGGTGTGAGCTATTCATCAGGCACTAGCAATAGTAGCAAAAATGATGATCAAGCAAATAATTATGTAATGTACAGCTACTAAAAAAAATAATATGCCAAATTGGAATGAAGTGCTGGGTGAGATGACTATTCTCAGCCAGCGCAGCCCTTTTGACGTTGTGAGAAAGAAATACATCTCACAGCTGTCAGAGCACACAGGGCGTAATGTGATCGCTTATTACTCTGGTTTTTTGCAGAAAAACACACAGTCAATTAGTCACTTAATCTCTATGACCGATGATGACAAAAACGGCTTTATGTCTGCTATCAACGGTATGGATACTGATAAGGGATTGGATCTTTTGATTCATACACCTGGAGGGGAGATCGCAGCACTGGAATCTCTCGGTCAGTATCTTAGGGCAAAATTTGGGACTAACATTCGGGCAATCGTACCGATGATTGCTATGTCGGCTGGAACAATGTTGGCTTGCTGTGCTCAAGAAATTGTCATGGGCAAGCAATCAAACATAGGGCCATTCGATCCCCAAATGGGCGGAATCCCAGCTCACGGCATTCTTGAAGAAGTTGAGAAGGCCAAGCAAGAGATACTAGCAAACCCTGGTACGGTGCAGTTTTGGCAGTTTAATTTGCAAAAGCTGCACCCAACCTTCATTGGTGACTGTGAAAAAGCCATACAGTGGGCATCTGAAATTGTAACTGCATGGTTAGTATCGGGCATGTTTGCAGGTGAAGCAGATGCGATGGATAAAGCTAGGTCTATATGTAACCAGTTGAATAACCATTCGACAACCTATGCGCATTCTCGACATATACATATGGACAAAGCACGAGATATTGGACTGAAAATATCCTCTTTAGAGGATGACCAGGATTTGCAAGATCTTGTTTTGACAATACATCACAGTTTCATGCATACATTCGGTAGCAGCAGTGCAGCCAAGATCATTGAAAACCATAATGGAAGTTCGATGGTCTGGAATGCTGCTAATATGTAAAAGCTAGATTTATCCCCAATAAAAACCTCGCTCCGGCGGGGTTTTCTTGTTTTCAGCCCCAGCCAACATCCGACACACACCTGGCACACCCCGTATCGCCGACTCGTTTACGGCTGGTGGCTGATCCTTTCGTTCTTATAGCACAGCCCGATAACCGGGAGGTGGAGTCATGAAAATGCACCCAGATAACCCAAACCTGCCGTACTGGTGGTCGGCACTGCTCGGCTTCTTTTCGTTGCTGTCGCTTCAGGATTACGTGTTCATCTTCGGTGCTCTGATATCCGCTTTTTTCACGATTAAGACCTACTACGCGAAGCGCAAAGAAGAGAGGGAGCGGCTGACCGAAGAGCGTCGGCGTACTCAAATTATGCAGGACTACCTTCACGGCGTTTCGGTCAAGCCAGAAGGCGAGCGACCCGCTGCTATTGAAGTGGTAGCGGAAGCAATGCGCAGAGCTGAGGGATGACATGGCAATAAGTAAATCTAAACTAAGTGCCGTGATGTTGGCGTTGATCGCCGCCGGCGCATCGGCCCCGGTGATGATGGCGCAATTTCAGAATGAGAAAGAAGGACAGCGGCAGACGGCCTATCAGGACGGTGTCGGCATCTGGACAATTTGCGGCGGCGTGACAATGGTCAACGGCCAGAAGGTCGTTAAGGGCCAGCGCCTGACCGCCGAGCAGTGCAAACAGATTGACGCAGCCGAACAGAAGAAAGCACTCGACTGGGTAGACCGCAACGTTAAGGTGACGCTGACCGAGCCGCAGAAGGTTGGGATCGCTTCATTCTGCCCGTGGAACATCGGTCCGGCAAAATGCTTCACCTCGACGTTCTACAAAAAACTGAATACCGGTGATCGCCCTGGCGCATGCCGAGAGATCCGCCGCTGGATATTCGACGGTGGACGGGATTGCCGGATCCGGTCTAATAACTGTTTCGGCCAGGTGGCAAGACGTGACCAAGAGGCTGAGCTCGCTTGCTGGGGGCTGGATAAATGAATCGGTTATCGGCGGCCATCGTTGGCGTTCTGCTGATCATCTTCATTGCACTGGCATGGCTGGCGTTTCACTTTCACGGGAACGCAGTAGAGGCTGGTGGAAAGGTTGAACAGCTTCAAAGCGATAATGGCCTGCAGGCGACCACCATTGCTACCCAGTCGTTTCAGTTCCAGCGAGCCAATGCAATCAGCACCGCAGCGAGCCAGTACGGCATCACCACCGACGTCGCCACCCAGGGGAAAGAAATTGAATACCGGACGATCCTCAAAAGTCAGCCGACGTGTGATCTTGCTGTTCCCGCTGCTATTGCTGGTGGGCTGCTCGACTACACGCACAGTCTACGTTCCCGCGCAATGTCAGCCGATACCATCGTCGATGACGCAACCGGTGCTGGCCCCACTGCCTCCGGCACGCTGACTTACTGCCAGGCAGTGTTGTGGATTGACCCACTGCTTGCGACTATCGATAAGGCGAACAACCAACTGCTGGCTATTCGTCAGCTTGATGAAGAAAGGAATAAACCATGAGCAGATATTTTTATGAACAGCGCCGCAAGCGCCAAGAGGAAGAGCGCCGCCGCCGCGAAGCACAGAACGCGGGTGGCACTGGCAGTGATCTACTAAATCCTCTGAATCCTGTAAGCCCACTGTGGGTTGGTGCTGATTACTCCAGTGGTAGTGATTCGAGTTGTTCCTACGACAGCAGTAGCAGTTCCAGTGATTCAGGTTCCTGCAGCTCTGACTAGCATTCCAGGTGGCCTTCGCGAGGACCACCGATAATGCACAATAACCAAAGGCATCACCCTGCACCTACCGCGCACCCAGCGCATCGGCAGGCTGGTGGCTTTTCTATTTGGAGATTAGGAATGAAACAGTTACCCCTGCGAGAAGTGATGCGCAACCTCGGCATAACCGTTACCAAAGACGGCTATGAGTTAAGCAGCCCGGCAGGCACCGCGCGTTATGACCTTCATGGTGTGCGCACCACGGTAAGCGGCATCCCTGAATACTTCCCGATCACGTTGTCGGTTAAAGGTGGTTATGTTCCAGTCGTCGGTGACCAGGATAATATTGATGTCACCCCCGGACTTAACCAGTCTAAGACAGCCGAGAGTATCGGCACCATGACCCTCGGCATTAACGTTGACACCTCAACTCTCACTGCGCTGGAAAGTCAACTGACGCGCATTGCTGAATTGGGTGAGCGCATACAGAAGGCTCAATACCTTGGCGAGCCTGCCGAGTATGTAGGCCAATCAGCCTATACGATCAGCGCAGGACAGGTATTCATCGGCGATGCGCTGATTAAATATGCTGCTATCAACCATCCTGACCTCATGAAAGAAGTTACCAAGCTGGCAAAGAAAACCGCTGAGACTGCAATCGAAAGGGAACTGCAGGCCGGCGGCAAGCTTCGGCAGGTTTAGTCCATGCCTGCCCGGATCCCGCGTGCATGTCGTAAGCATGGATGCCGTAATACCACAACCGACCGATCAGGCTATTGCACTGACCACCAGAACACAGGCTGGGAGAATCACCAGCAGGGCAAGAGCCGGCATGAGCGAGGCTATGGTAACGACTGGACAATCAGGCGGGCACGTATCCTGACGCGTGATAATCATCTGTGCCAAGAATGCCTGCGCAACGGTCGTGCTGTAGCGGCCACCACGGTTGACCACATCAAGGCTAAAGCACATGGGGGTACCGATGATGACTCGAACCTCGAAGGCCTGTGCTGGCCCTGTCACCGCCGCAAGACGGCAACGGAGAGAACGAGATGACACGAGACGATGAAACGGTATTGCTGTTCAAGGGGCTGATTGCCTCGATGCCTGAAGATCAACAGCAGAGTGTGAAGCAATGCATTGATGCTATTCGAAAGCTACTCAGTGACTACCCAGGCGGTGAGGCGATGGTTGCTATCGGGCTGGTCGGTGCAGAGTTGCAACAGCAGGCAGGCTGAATGACTGCAAATGAAAATGAATATCATTTAACTGTTATTTGATTGCAATTTGAATCATTCATCATCAAATGATATCGGTTCTCATCAGCAAGGGGAGGGGGGATCAAATCTCTACCCCTCTCGGCCTAAAGTACCGCCGCCTTACCTCTTTTCACACCGCCGCAGGTTAGCAAACCTTTTTTTTGGTGCCCCCATGCGGTCATTAATAGGAGTTTTCGATTATGCCTGGACCACCGAAAACCCCGACACACCTGACTTTAGTGAAGGGGAACCCATCCAAACGGGCGATCAACAAAAACGAACCAAAACCGCCGTCTGGGGTACCCCCAACGCCGAAGCATTTTGATAAGCAGGGCAAGTATTGGTTTAAACGGATTGGCGAGGAACTTGATGCCGTCGGCGTGATGACCACACTGGATGCCAAGGCCCTCGAATTGTTGATCGAGGCCTATGTTGAGTACCGGCACCACTGCGACACGCTCGATCGAGAGGGTTATACCTACGCGGTTTATAGCGAGGACGATCCTGACGAAGGAGAGGAGCGGGAAATCAGAATGATTAAGCCGCACCCAGCTGCCGTGATGAAGGCTGACGCCTGGAAGAGAATTCGCGCCATGCTGTCAGAGTTTGGCATGACCCCTTCAAGCCGCTCCAAGGTCGGTGCCAAAGGCCCGGCTGAGGTTGATCCACTGGAAGAATTCCTTAAAAAGCGCAAATGATGAATGGCAACCGTTGCAGATGGATTCCGCTACGCCGAGCGCGTGGTATCTGGCGAAATAGTTGCTGGCGAACTGGTGCGCCTGGCGTGCCGGCGGTTTCTTCATGATATAGAGCACGGCCCTGAGCGCGGTGTTTACTTCGATGAAGGCCGCGCTCAGCACATTCTCGATTTTTATAATTTCGTGCCGCATGTGAAGGGACACTTGACCGGCAAGCCGATCGACCTGATGGATTGGCATATTTTTATTCTGATAAACCTTTTCGGTTTTGTTATTCCGTTGATAGACGAAATGACGTCTGAGACCGTTCTGGACGATGATGGTGATCCGGTGTACGTGCGCCGGTACCGCACCGCCTATGACGAGGTGGCACGTAAGAATGCCAAATCAACCCTGTCCTCTGGCATTGGTCTCTATATGACTGGCGCTGACAGTGAGGGCGGTGCGGAAGTTTATTCCGCTGCGACAACGCGGGATCAGGCCCGAATCGTGTTTGATGATGCCAAGCGGATGATCAAGCTGGCTGCGAAGACGTTAGGGCGGCTTTTCGGCAGCAACAAGTTGAACATCCACCAGGAACGTTCTGGTTCTAAATTTGAGCCGGTGGCCAGCGATGCGAACAACCTGGACGGTCTGAACATTCATTGCGGGATCGTTGATGAGCTGCATGCCCATAAGACCCGTGATGTATGGGACGTGTTAGAAACGGCGACCGGCGCTCGCCTGCAGTCGCTGATTTTCGCTATCACTACAGCAGGCTTTAACAAAGAGGGCATTTGCTACGAGCAGCGGGATTACGCGATTAAGGTATTGCAGAATTTTGATAACCCAGACCCATTATCCATCAAGGATGACAGCTATTTCGCCCTGATTTACACCCTCGACAAGGACGACGATCCCTTTGATGAGGCCAACTGGCCAAAAGCGAACCCAGGCCTGGGCGTCTGCAAGCGATGGGACGACATGCGCCGCCTGGCTAAAAAGGCGAAGGAGCAGGTGTCCGCTCGCGTTAACTTCTTCACCAAACACCTCAATATCTGGGTGCAGGGTGAGCAGGCGTGGATGGATATGGCTCGCTGGGAAAAATGCCGTGATGCATGGGAAAGTTCGGATTCAGCGAGCTGGCCAATGTGGCTTGGTGTTGACCTGGCCAACAAAATCGATATTTCAGCCGCGGTTAAGGTCTGGCTTGCGCCAAACGGCGACATCTATACCAAATCACGGTTTTGGATACCGGAAGGCCGCCTGGAGGCCTGTTCCAGGCAGCAGGCCGAACTGTATAAAAAGTGGAATGAGGCGGGTTATCTGGAGTTTACCGACGGGGATGTTGTTGACCATGCGTTAATCAAAGAGGAAACCCTGGCTTGGGCTGGTGGTGACTCGATGAATGAACTGGCATATGACCCGTGGAGCGCAACACAATTCGGCTTGTCAGTGGCGGCTGAAGGTGCCCCGGTCGTAGAGGTGGCACAGACAGTGAAAAATCTCTCTGAGGCCATGAAGGAATCCGAAGCGAAAGTGTACGCCGGTCGCCTGCATCATGACGGCAACCCGGTTATGACATGGATGATGTCAAACATCACAGTCAAACCGGATAAAAATGAAAATATCTTCCCCAATAAATCCACGCCAGAAAACAAGATCGACGGTCCAGTTGCAATGTTTATTGCGATGAGCCGGCTACTTGTTAACGGAGGCGGTGAGGTTGATTTCCTGTCCACTATCGACCCAGATGAAGACCTGTTAATTCTATGAAAATACTAATTATCGATGTTATCGGGCTGGCTGGCCTCGGCCTGCTGGTGGGCGGTATTTACCTGCAGTTCGGCACGGCAACTGCTTTACAGTCTGCTGGCGCTGCCCTGCTGGTATTCGCCCTCATCGCCGCCAGAAGGGGGAGAACGTGATACTTGACGCGCTATTCCGTAATGAACCGCTGGAAAACCCGGCAAACCCGATCACCGCTGAAATGGCAGAGACGGACGGCATTTTCAACTCAGACGTTTATGTCAGCCCTGAAACTGCAATGAAACTTGCGGCAGTTTATTCCTGCATCTATGTGTTGGCCTCAAACGTTGCACAAATGCCGCTTCACGTTATGCGCAAGAACGGCAATGCCGTAACAGCTGCCCGTGATCACCCTGTTTTTTATCTGGTTCACGATGAACCTAACGATTGGCAGACCAGCTACAAGTGGCGTGAGCTCAAGCAGCGGCATGTTTTGGGGTGGGGCAACGGCTATACCCGCGTCCAGCGTTCCCGTCGTGGAGAGGTCACAAAGCTTGATGCCTGTATGCCGTGGGAAACGACGTTGTTGAATACTGGTGGGCGTCATACCTACGGTGTTTATAACGAAGAAGGCAGCTTTGCCATCAGCCCCGACGACATGATCCACATCCGGGCGCTGGGGAATAATCAGAAAATGGGCCTCAGCCCCATTATGCAGCATGCCGAAACCATTGGTATGGGCATGAGTGGGCAGAAATACACCAGTTCATTCTTCAGTGGTAACGCTCGGCCAGCGGGCATCGTGTCGGTTAAAGGTGATTTAAAACCAGAAGGGTGGGATCGGCTGAAGAAGCTCTGGCAAAAAGCGGCGCAAGCGCTGCGCAGCCAGGAGAACAAAACATTGCTGCTTCCAGCAGACCTCGATTACCAGGCGCTTACCGTGTCACCGGTCGATGCTCAGTTGATCGACATGATGAAGCTGAATCGCTCAATGATTGCCGGGATTTTTAACGTTCCTGCGCACATGATCAACGATTTGGAAAAGGCCACATTCAGTAATATCACCTCGCAGGCAATCCAGTTCGTCCGTTACACGATTATGCCTTGGGTAATGAACTGGGAACAGGAGCTTAACCGTCGGCTTTTCACCCGGGCGGAGCGGGCTGCGGGCTTCTATGTCCGGTTTAACCTGGCCGGTTTGATGCGAGGCACCCCACAGGAACGTGCTCAGTTCTATCACTATGCCATTACGGATGGCTGGATGAGTCGAAATGAGGCGCGAACCTTTGAGGACATGAATCCGGTTGATGGCCTGGATGAAATGCTTGTCAGCGTTAATGCGGCTAATCCAACAAAATTCAAACTCGACGATAAAACCAAAGAGGAAATAACCGATGAGTGACAGAGAAACGCGCTGTTACACCGGAGAGGTACGCGCCGAACCGCATGAGGATCAGCCGACGCGGATCGTCGGTTATGGCTCAGTGTTCAATACTCGCTCCGAACCGCTCTGGGGCTTTCGCGAAATCATCAAGCCAGGCGCCTTCGATGACGTGCTGAATGATGATATTCGAGGGCTGTTTAACCATGACCCCAATTTCATCTTGGGGCGCAGCACGGCAGGAACGCTCAAAGTTTCTGTCGATGAGCGCGGCTTGCAATACGACATTCAGGCTCCGGACACACAAACTATTCGTGATCTGGTGCTGGCACCCATGCAGCGCGGTGACATCAATCAGTCTTCTTTTGCGTTCCGCGTCGCCCGTGATGGCGATCACTGGTACGAAGATGAAGAAGGCGTGGTTATTCGCGAAATCCACAAATTTTCACGGTTGTACGACGTCAGCCCAGTGACCTACCCGGCCTATCAGGCTGCTGACTCTACTGTCCGTTCAATGAAAGCCTGGCAGGAGGCACGCGACAATGGCGCGATCGCCAACGCCGTAAACCAACGAATGGCGCGCGAGCGTCTGCTGACTTTAATTAATGCGTAAGGAATGACTATGTCTGCGAAAAAATTGCACGAACTTAAGCAAAAACGTAACACCATCGCCACCGACATGCGCGCTTTGCATGACAAAATCGGTGATACCGCCTGGACCGATGAACAGCGCACCGAGTGGAAAAACGCTCAGGGTGAACTGCAAAATATCGACGAAAAAATCGAGCGTGAAGAATCTCTACGCTCGCTGGATCAGTCATTTGTTGACGAAAAGGAAGAAGAGCAGCGTCAAGAGCTGAAGAAAAAAGGCCCTGAGGGACAGGATCAGGATAAGCGGGCGCAAGTGTTCGACCGCTGGATGCGCCACGGCCAAGGTGAACTTAGCGCCGAAGAGCGCCAGGCATTGCGTGAGCTGCGTGCTCAGGGCACCGCCCCTGATGAAAAGGGCGGTTATACCGTGCCGACTCAGTTCCTCAACAAAGTCGTTGAGTCCATGAAAGCCTATGGCGGTATCGCCGGTGTGGCGCAGATCCTCAACACCTCCAATGGGCAGGATATTGCCTGGGCAACGGCGGACGGCACTGCGGAGGAAGGTGAACTGCTGGGGGAAAACAAAGCGGCCTCCGAAGAGGATACTGAATTTGGCGGCGCGACTTTGGGTGCCAAAAAGCTGTCATCAAAAATTATCCGCGTGTCGAACGAGCTGCTTCAAGACAGCGGTATTGATATGGAAGCTTACTTGGCCAGCCGTATCGCCCAGCGCATTGGTCGTGGTGAAGCGCGCTATCTGGTACAAGGTTCGGGGGTTGGCAGTCCATTGCAGCCGAAAGGGCTGGAAGCCTCTGTTACCGGTACAGTCAGCGCAGCGGCGGCAGACAAGTTCACCTGGAAGGAAATGAACGCGCTGAAACACAGCATTGATCCTGCGTATCGCAACGGGCCAAAATTCCGCTGGGCTTTCAACGATGCAACGTTGAAGCTGGTGGAAGAGATGGAAGATGGTCAAGGACGTCCGCTGTGGTTGCCGTCCATCATCGGCGGCGCCCCGGCGACCGTTCTGCAGGTACCGTATGTTATCGATCAGGCCATTGCTGATGTGGGCGCAGGTAAGAAATTCATTTTCTGCGGTGACTTCGATCGCTTCATCCTCCGCCGTGTCACCTACATGGTGCTGAAGCGTCTGACCGAGCGCTATGCGGAATATGACCAGACTGGCTTCCTGGCATTCCACCGCTTCGACTGCATTCTGGAAGATACCGCCGCCATCAAAGCGCTGGTAGGCAAGCCAGCCGCCGGCGGTTAATTCAAACCGAGAAAATCGTTTACCGCTACGGCGGTTTTTTTATGCCCGCAATCCGGCAATTGGGTTGCGGGTATGGAGCAGGACATGAAGCCAACAATTGACGAATTACGTCTTCAGTGCCGGATCGACGGTGATGAAGAGGACAGCTTGCTGACAACATACGCAGGGGCTGCGAAGACGCGAGCGGAAAACTATATCAATCGCACGCTGCACGAAGAGGCAGTGCCAGAAAATGATAGTGACGGGCTCGTGATTACTGATGATATCAAGCTGGCCATCATGCTTGCCGTAGGCTTCTGGTACGAAAATAGGGAATCACAGGCTCTGCCATCCGGGTTTAAGTCTTTGCTTGAACCTTACCGCTTTATCAATTTGTAAGGGGCATCATGGAAGCTGGCAAACTTCGCAACCGCATCAGGCTTTTTCGTCCCGTCACTATCCGCAATGAGCAGACCGGCACCCCGGTGAATTCCTTCGAATTTGTGAAGGAGGTATGGGCGGGGGCTGAACCGATCTCTAACCGTAAAATTCGCACGGGTGAGCAGGGACAGGTGGTTGAGACCATGCTGTTTACCTTGCGGCCACGTCGTGATGTGCAAACTGACTGGCGTGTTGAGCTGAAGGGCCGCTTTTTTACCGTCCGTGCTGCTGATACGACCCAGCCAGACCGATTACTGATTACAGCGGAGGCTGATACCCGCCATGATCGAGTATGAAATCAAAGCGGCGTTGGAGGCATTAACCAGTCTGCCAACGTACCCGCTATTGTTGCCCGATCCAGAGCAGGAAGGGGTGACATACCAAAAAATCACCGACCCTAAATTTGATACCGGGCTGGCCAGCACCGCGCTGGTGCAAGGCCGCTTCCAGGTTTCGCTGTACGTCATCGATGATTACGCCCGCCTGCTTGAGCTGGATAAGGCCATCTGCGCAGATTGGGAAGGCATTCAGCACGGGCACATTGGCCGCTGGCCGGTTCAGACGGTGACACGTGGCACAATGTTGCAAGGTGCGACCACGCTGACCAATAACAGCATCCAGTACCGACTGGTGCGCGATTACATCATCTGTTACCCGGAGGACGCCGCATGATCGGAATTAATATCACCGGCATGGATGAATTGGCGCGTCAGTTGGAAGCGCTGGGGCGGGATGTCTCCACCAAAATTCTGAGGGATGCCGGCCGTGCCGCCTTGGCTCCAGTGTTAGAAGATATGCAGCAGCACGCAGGATATGACGAAACCGCCCCCGGACCGCATATGCGAGACAGTATTACTATCCGCTCGACCACCCGAGGCCGTGCGCAGGTCACACTGCGTGTAGGTCCCAGCAAGGCACACCAGATGAAGGCGCTGGCACAGGAGTTCGGCACGGTGAAACAGGTGGGTGATCCGTTCATCCGGCCTGCTCTGGATTACAACAAAACCCAAGTGTTACGCATCCTGGCGGCAGAAATCCGCTACGGCATCGAAAACCGGTAGCGACCGCTGCCACAATCATTAAGAGAGAGACATTATGGCTGATAAAACTTCGCCAGAATACGCCATGCTTCCGGCAGGCGCTGTTGTGAAATGGGGCGCTGTCGGAGCTGATATTGCTACGATGAAGGCGCTGGTAAACTGTAAGGCGGTCGGTGAGATGGGGCAGACCGGCAGTTTTGTTGATTGCACCACCCTGATCGACACCACAAAGCAGTTTATTTCTGACCTGCCTGAAGGGGCGGAGAAGTCGATCGGATTTATCGATGATCCATCCAATGAAGATTTTGCGGCATTTCTTACCGCAGCAGACAATCGCGAAACCGTTCAGTTTTATGTCGCGCTGCCGAACGGACGCACCTCAACCTCAACCCTTTCGTTGTCTGGCTGGAAAATGAATGAGATCACCGCACCCGCGAGTGAGGTCATTCAGATCACCGTGCAGGGCAAGCAGAACAACAATACATGGGGAGCTTTGCCCCCAAAGGTGTGATCAGCGTGACTACCCAGCCGAAAAACGCTGATTTGGCGGTCGGGGGCAATTTGTCCCTGACTGTTGCGGCTACCTCCAGTAACGGCCAGCCCGTTAAATACCAATGGCAGAAAAACGGCACCGACATCAGCGGCGCCACTGCTGCCACCTATACCAAAAACTCTGTTGTGGCGGCTGATGCCGGTACGTATCGCGTGGTGCTATCTGCTGAACGAGCTGACACCCTAAACAGCGATGCAGCAACCGTAACCGTTAAGTAAGGAACACCAATGACCGAGAAATACGATCTGAAGGCGCTCAAGGCAGCACTGCTGAAATCTGACGACCACGTGCTTGAAGTGCCGATGTTTGGTGCGAAAACCTTTATCCGCCGCCTGAAGGCATCCGAGCTGCAGGATAATGAAGACGGCATGAAAGACGCCATCGAGGCCGGTGATATGAATAAGGCCGCCCGCCTCAACGTTGAATTGCTGCTGTCCTGTTTTATGACACCAGATGGCAGGCGCGTTCCAGCGGGTGCATTACCCAGCGTTGATGAACTGTTGAAGGCCCACGATAACCCGACACTGGTTGAGGCGATCAGTACCGTCAAACGTCATGCCGTTGGCACGCTGGAAGACGCGGAAAAAAACTAACTGACTCGCCCTGGCTAATGCTGATTTTTCAATTGGCTGATCGCTGGGGCGAGTCAGACCCCCGTAAAATAGCCGCATTACCGGCGCAAGTTCTGAATCACTGGCGGGCATACTTCAAGCTGCAGGGCATTACAGCCGACACTGCGGAAGATGCCCCTGTTCATCAACCCGCTCAGCCTGTGCAAAGCACCATTGATGCGCAGTGTGCTGACGTTATGCGAGTGCTTGGGAATGGCTGATGTAGCATCGTTGGCGGTCGGGTTGTACCTGAATGACGCCAATTTTAGAAACAAGCTGGTGGCTGCTTACCGCACTGCTGGCGATCAATCCGGTAAATTTAACCGTCAAGCCCAACAGGATGCAAAAAAGACAGACGAGGCTTATCAGCGTGTCGGACAAACGGTCAGCAACCTGAAAGGGACGATGGCGGGTTTGGCTGGCGTTGCTGGCCTGGGATTCTCGCTGGGAAGCATTATCACCACCACCCGGCAGTATGGCCAGGCTCTGTCTGACCTTTCCGCGATCACCGGGGCCACCGGTGCGCAGCTGAAACAATTCGATGAAGCCGCGCAGCAGATGGGGCGCACCACCGAATACAGTGCCAGTCAGGCGGCGGAAGCGTTAAAGCTGATGGCCAGTGCCAAGCCGGAATTGCTGAAAACGGCAGACGGGCTGACTACAGCGACCAACAGTGCGCTGATTTTGGCACAGGCGGCGGGTACCACGTTGCCGGATGCGACAAAGACGTTGGCCCTTTCGCTTAACCAGTTTGGAGCCAGCGCCAGCCAGGCTGATCGCTACATTAACGTTTTGGCCGCCGGGGCTAAGTATGGCTCGTCTGAAATTGCTGATACAGCAGCCGCGATAAAGAATGGCGGTGTGGCAGCGGCGCAGGCCGGGATCGGCTTTGAGCAGTTGAACGCAGCGATCCAGGTATTGGCAGAGCGTGAAATTAAAGGTGGTGAGGCTGGTACCGGGTTACGCAACGTTATTCTTAATCTTGAAAAAGGCACGGATAAAACGCTCAAACCCTCCATTGTGGGGCTGAGCACCGCGCTGGAAAACCTGTCGAAGAAAAACCTCTCCACGGCGCAGGCGGTCAAGCTATTTGGCCTGGAGAACATTAACGCCGCGTCTATCCTGGTGAGTAACCGCAGCAAACTGGATGACCTGACAAAGTCCCTGACCGGTACCCAGACAGCTCACGAACAGGCCGCGACGCGCGTCAACAACCTGAACGGCGATCTGATGGGGCTGACCAGTGCTTTTGAAGGGTTGATCATCAAAGTCGGGCAAGCCAGCGGCGGCCCATTGCGTACCGGCGTACAGAGTGTGACCGAGGCTATTAACGGCCTTGCGGATAACTTCAACATGGTGGCCAGCGTGGCGTTATATACGCTGATCCCGGTGATGTCCACCAAGCTAACCGCCGGCATACGCGAAAGCATCGGGGCATGGCGTGATCAGCAGACCGCCGTTAAGTCTGCCGCGCTGGCGCAGGCCAGCATTGCACAAAAGACGATCGACGCTGCCAATGCCACCCTGCTGCAAAATAATGCCGAATTTGGCCGTGTCCGTGCGATGGAAAAAACGGCCAAACAATACGGCATGAACGTCAGTTATACCGCTGATTACAACCGGCTGATCCGGGAGGAAACCGAAGCCACGCGTGCGGCCACCGTTGGGAAGGCCCAACTTGATGCGGCAAATAAGCGCCTGTCAGTGTCAACCCGCGCAGTATCGGTGGCAACCGGGCTTGCCCGTGGCGCATTGGGTCTGATTGGTGGGCCATTCGGGGCGGCGATGTTGGCCGGTTCGGCGATACTGTACTTCCATGAGCAGAATAAGCAGGCTCGGCAGTCTGCTCTGGCGTTGAAAGATGCGGTTATCGAAACCACCGGGGAATTGTTAAAGCTTTCCCAGACGAAAATTGCGATTAAGGTCGATGATTTCGAAGGCCAGCTAAAGAATCTCGGTGATGAAAAATCGAAAATAGAAAACCAATTGGCGCAACTGAGTGATACGCGTATCAATGCAGCACGCGATCGCAGCAAAGGAGCGTTAGGTTTCCTTTATTCGGACCCCGCCAAGCTGGAAAAAGAAAGGAACATGCTCAAGGGGCAGTTGGAAGATATCAACGCGGCCACCGCAACTACCCAGCAGAACCTGAAAAACTCCCGTGATGCAATGGCACTGACCAGCAATGGCATGGCAGGCGTGCTTACCGGTATTGCCGACGCCAATGTGATCAACAATGCCATCGCTAAAGTAGGGGCTGCTGGTTCATCGGTTGAAAGCCCATGGAGTGGGGAAGATCCGGCCAAAGCAGATAAAAAAGGTCAGCAGGCGCTGAAGCAATATCAGCAATTGCGTCAGGAAATTGAGGTTGCTCACTCGACCAGCCTTGCCAAAATTGACCTGGAAGAACGGAACTCACAGGCCAAACTGATCGCCACAGCTAAAGCTGCCGGCGCCAGTCAGGCAGATGTACAACGCGTTATGTCTCTGAATGCCGAGAACTACCAGCGGCAGCGGTTAGAACTGGCTGAACAGTATGCGCCGGGTCAGGCGACAGTACGTAAGGAGCAGGAAACCAGCAGAGAGCTGAAAGCGCTGTATGACGGACGTTTGCTGACGGAACGTGATTACCTGGTCGCCAGGCATACCTTGCAGCAGGATATGGCCCGCGAGAGGTTAAAGGCAGAGGCAGATGCCATTGCAGCACCACGGCAGAACATCGCCGGCGACGTAGATCCCTCTGTTCAACTGAGCAACCAACTGGCACAGCAGCAGGCTCAATATCAGGCGTACTACCAGCAAGGTTACATCGACAAGCAGCGTTATGAGCAGTTGATGCAGGCGGCAACACAGGAATCAAGCGATGCGCAATATCAGCAGGCAATGAGCCTTTATGCTGGGCAGAGCCAGATCAATAAGCTGCAGATCGGGCTGGTGGACACGGTACGGGAACGCTCCACCAATATGCTTACAGGGATGCTTACCACAACAAAAAGTCTTAAAGACGGAATGATTGGTCTTTTCTCATCTCTCACGCAGTCCATTATTCAGAACCTGATAGAAATGGCTATGCAGGCATTGCTGACCCAAACTATTTTGTCTTCCTTCATGAGCATTGGTGGTGGGGCTGCTGGTGCGGGCAACAACCCTGGGGCCGTTCCTATGTTCGCGAATGCCAAGGGCGGCGTTTACTCTTCGCCTTCCCTGAGCGCTTACAGTGGCCAAGTGGTAAGCCAGCCCACAACGTTTGCGTTTGCCAAAGGCGCTGGCTTGATGGGGGAGGCTGGTCCAGAAGCCATTATGCCGCTCAAACGTGGCGCGGATGGTTCACTGGGTGTACAGGCAAATGGCGCCACGGGCAATCAGACGTTAATTAACGTCGATATTACCATTAGCTCCGACGGCTCCAGCCAGGTGCAAGCGACAAGTGGGTTTGAGTCGGCCGGCAATGATATCGCCAACTATGTCGATCAGCGTTTCCGCGTATTGTTGAACAAGAGCATGAGCCAGGGCGGGACACTTAACCGGGCAATCAAGGGGAGCCGATGAAATTAGAAACGTTCAATTTCCCGGCGCGGGTAGGAACATCTGGCGATATAGAGCCAGTGATGAGAACAACCCAATTTGGCGACGGATACACTCAGAGCACCGGTGACGGCATCAACAGTGAGAAGGAGAGCTGGCCGTTGGTGTTTGTTGGCGTCTGGGATGAGATAAAGCCCATCGTCAAGTTCCTGCGTGAGCACAAAGGCTATCGCTCTTTTAAATGGAGAAACCCGATGTTTGAGCTGGGCCTCTATCAAGCCGGTAAGCTCACGGTGCAAGCCAGCGGTGCTTATTTCTCCCTCTCCGTTACATTTACCCGCGCTTATCACCCATAGGAAAAAGTATGTCGATAAACACCGATCACCAGCGCCTAGAGCCTGGGAGTGAAGTGCGCTTGTTTGTTGTGGATGGCACTCAGTTTAACGGGCCGGAACTGTACTTTCACAGCCACACCATTTCGCATTCTGAAGATGAGCTGGAAGCCGCTGGCGATGACCCCGGCAAGCTGTTGGCAAAATCTATTTGGTGGCAGGGGCAGGAATACAAACCCTGGCCGGTGAAGATTGAGGGGCTGGAAGTCACCAGCGATGGCTCAGCACCGAGCCCTACGCTGTCCGTCAGTAATATAGATGGGACGATCGCCTCCCTCTGCCTGCATTTCCAGAACATGGCAAAGGCCAAGGTGACGATACGGAAAACGTACTCACATTACCTTGATGCCCGCAACTTCCCTGAAGGCAACCCGGAGGCCGACCCATCACAAGAAGACGTGGAGGTCTGGTACATCGATCACAAACTGAATGGCAATAACAAGGTCGTTGAGTTTGCGCTGTCTTCGCCGGCGGACCTGGAAGGACTCATGATCCCCACGCGGCAAATTCACAGCCTTTGTACCTGGTGCATGCGCGGCCAGTATCGCGGTGCTTCGTGTGGTTATACCGGTACTGCGTATTTTGATGCCGATGGCAACCCGACCGACGACCCATCAAAGGATGAATGTTCCGGTCTGCTGTCCACCGGTTGTGAGCCTCGGTGGGGGAAAGGTAACCCGCTGCCGTTCGGTGGGTTTCCAGGCTCAGCTCTGCTGAAGAGGTAACCATGCGAAAGCATATTATTAGCGCCATCATGGCGCATGCTGAATCTGAATATCCGCGCGAGTGCTGCGGGCTGGTGGTGCAGAACGGACGCAAACAACGTTATGTTACTTGTCGAAATCTGGCCCCGGAGCCTACGGAACAATTCAGCCTGGCGCCGGAGGATTACGCCGAGGCGGAAGATAGCGGCGATATTGTCGCTATTGTCCATAGCCACCCGGATGCCACCACCCAACCCAGCCAGCTCGATATTGCGCAGTGTGACCTGTCACAATTGCCGTGGGTCATCGCCAGCTGGCCAGAAGGTGATATCAGAGAGGTAATGCCCACGCAGGGCATCAAGCCGTTGCTTGGCCGTCCGTTTGTGCACGGGTTCTGGGACTGCTACGCCATCGTGCGGGATTGGTATCAGCTCGAGCGAGAAATCACTTTGCCGAATTACCCGCGCGAGGATGGCTGGTGGGATCGCGGTGAAAACCTCTATATGAAACTCTATGCCGAAGCTGGTTTCGTACCGGCATCAGGTGAGATGCAGGTCGGCGACGTAATCATTATGCAGGTGCGAGCCGATGATCCAAACCATGCAGGGGTTTACCTGGGGGATGGTGTTATGGTCCATCACATGTATGGCCATATGAGTCAGCGCGTCCCCTATGGCGGGTACTGGCTGGCGCGGACGATAGTCACCCTGCGATACAAAGGCTAATCTGCTATCATCTTGAATCCTACATAAGAAGGGACTTCAAAATGCGGAAAATCATTTTAGCCATTGCTGCCACAGCTATTTTATCTGGTTGCACATCAGTCGCTGAATCTCCTCGTTCTGCAGCTAGTGCTCCATCTGAGCAATTATTTAAATATCAGGACAGGCAGGCAGGAAATGCAGAACTTGTTGTTGTTAGAGACGGTGGCACCTTCTCTAGCCCTTGTTTAGCTACGATTTTTTTAAACGGCGAGAAAATAGCTAAGTTATCAGCTGGGCAAAAAGCCTCGTTTTTTCTTAATAATGGGGAGTTAAACATAGGAGCGGCGCTTGAGGGCAATGGTTTATGTGGTATTGGAAAACCAATGCAAGAACGTGAGGTGACATTAAAATCCGGGGCTATTAAATACTATCGCGTGTTCTTTGATAATTCAGGTTACGCAGATATAAAACCCACATCCATTGATTGAGTGCAATTCTGCTTTCACATAGGCCGCCATTTTGGCGGCATTTTTTATGGTGATATTATGAGTTTAATTATCCAAGAATATAGAACGATACGGCTATATGGGGTGCTTGGCGCAACTTTCGGTCGCGTTCATCGTTTGGTAATAGATACTCCAAGAGAGGCAATAAAAGCCTTATCCGTAACCATTCCCGGTTTCGAAAGGTTCTTGCAAACCGCGAAGAGTCGAGGGTTAACATTCGCAGTATTTAATGGGCGAAGGAATATTGGTCTGGATGAAATTAAATTTACAGGCCGTGAAGACATCCGAATTGCACCAATAATTATCGGAAGTAAAAAGGCTGGAGTTTTCCAAACGATCTTAGGTGCTGTAATTGTAGCCGCCAGTGCAGTATATGGATTCTATACTGGTGATTGGACTAATGCAGCTTATGGCTTCCAGGTTGGCGGAGCCATGATGCTAGGTGGCGTTGTCCAGATGCTTTCTCCCATGCAGAACGGATTAGCGCGACGAGAAGACCCAGACAACAAACCCAGCTACGCATTTGGCGGCCCTGTTAACACTATTGCACAGGGCAACCCCGTTCCTATTGGTTACGGAAAGCGTCGGGTAGGTGGCGCAATCATTTCAGCTGGCATCTACGCCGAAGATCAACAGTAGTCTGTAGATATGCAAATGACCCGCTTCGGCGGGTTTTTTTATGCCTGGAGAAAATATGACGGCTATCACCGGTAGCAAGGGCGGCAGCAATAACACAACGACGCCAACTGAATCGCCCGATTCTCTACAATCTACATCCTACGCCAAAATGCTGCTGGCACTGGGTGAGGGAGAGTGGGAAGGCGGCCTCGATGGCACAAACATTTTTCTTGATGGAACGCCTATTGTTGCCGCTGATGGCACGCAGAACTTCCCCGGCGTGCGTTGGGAGTTCCGCCCGGGCACGCCCGATCAGGAATACATTCAGGGTATGCCTGATGTTGAGAATGAGATCACTGTAGGCACTGAGCTAACCAGCCAAACCCCGTGGATCCGCTCGTTGACGAATACCCAGCTATCGGCGTTTCGTCTGCGTTTCTCCTGGCAGCAACTGCAGCAGCAATTGGATAATGGTGATGTGGTCGGCTACAGGATTGAATACGCGATCGACGTGGCGACGGATGGCGGCACCTACCAAGAGATGCTTAATACCGCCATCGATGGCAAGACCACAACGAAATATGAACGCAGCCATCGCATTGATCTGCCAGCGGCCACAACGGGCTGGCAGGTGCGTGTACGTCGCCTGACGCCTAACAGCACCAGTAACCGCATCGCCGACAAAATGGTGATTGAGTCCATTACTGAGCTGATTGATGTAAAGCTGCGGTATCCAGAAACCGCGCTATTGTTCGTGCAGTTCGACGCCAAGCAATTCCAGAATATCCCGGCAGTATCGTGTGAGCCGAAAATGGGCATCGTGCGTGTTCCTACAACCTACGACCCGATCACTCGGTCATATACCGGTACATGGGACGGTTCGTTTAAATGGGCCTGGACAAATAACCCCGCCTGGGTGTTTTACGATCTGCTGGTCAATGACCGCTACAGCATCGGTGAACGTATCAAAGCCGAAAATCTGGTAATGACGAAATTCGATCTGTACGCCATTGCTCAGTATTGCGACCAACTGGTGCCAGACGGGCGGGGCGGTGATGGCCAGGAGCCGCGATTCCTTTGTGATGCTTATATCCAGTCACAGGAAGAAGCCTGGACGGTGCTGCGCGACTTCGCCAACATCTTTCGTGGCATGACCTACTGGGCTAAGAACAGTATGAACGCGCTGGCTGATATGCCACGCGATCTGGATTACACCTACACCCGCGCCAACGTGAAGGATGGCGAATTTCGCGACTCCAGCGCCAGCGAAAAGACGCACTACAGCATGGCGATGGTCAGTTGGGCTGACCCGGCGAACGGCTATCAGGACGCAGTAGCACCGGTGTTTGAAAACTCACTGATCCGCCGATACAACATTAAGCAGGCCGAAATTACGGCGATTGGCTGCACCCGCGAGACGGAGGCGATCCGCCGTGGGCGGTGGCTGCTGCTGACGAATGACAAAGACCGGGTGATCAATTTCACCGTGGGGATGGACGGTAACATTCCACTACCTGGCTATATCATCGGTGTTGCGGATGAAACACTGGCTGGCCGTCCATTGGGAGGCCGCATCAGTGCCGTTTCTGGACGCAACATTACTCTAGACCGTGAATCATCGGCTGCCGTGGGCGAGCGTCTGATCGTAAACCTTCCATCAGGTAAGTCTCAGGCTCGCACAATTCAGGCTGTGAATGGTCAGATCGTTACAGTAACTACCGAATACAGCGAAGTGCCGGTAGCGGAGTGTGTATGGGCGGTGGATGCATCCGATCTGGCTATTCAGTTATTCCGCGTGACCGGCGTAACCGAGAATGAAGACGGCGTGTCCTTTGACATAACGGCCATTGAGCATGACCCGAACAAATACGCTCGCATTGATACCGGCGCTCGCATCGAGGACCGCCCGATCACAGTCATTCCTCCGGGTGTGCAGCCGCCACCGAAGAACGTGACGATCAGCAGCTTCTCGACCATTAACCAAAACATAGCGGTAACCACACTGCGTGTGACCTGGGATCTGGCAGAAAGCGCTATTGCCTACGAGGCTGAATGGCGCCGGGATAATGGCAACTGGATACCGGCGGCGCGAACATCAACGCAGGGGTTCGAAGTACCAGGTATTTATGCTGGTCGCTATCAGGCCCGTGTGCGTGCTGTTAACGCTGCGGAAATTTCCAGTATCTGGGCGAACGCGCCAGAGACAGTGCTGAAGGGTAAGGAAGGTAAGCCACCGGTACCGGTGGGGTTCAGGGCTTCTCCTCTGCTGTGGGGCATTCAGTTGGATTGGGGGTTCCCTGACGGAGCAGAGGATACGCTGAAAACCGAAATTCACTATGCGGACAACGCTGCCGGCAACAACGCGATGCTGTTGGCCGATATCCCATACCCGCTCCATACCCATACAATGACCGGATTGAAGGCGGGCCAAGAGTTCTGGTTTCGCGCACGCCTGCAGGACAGGACCGGGAATATCGGTGACTGGACAGGATGGATAAAGGGGCAATCCAACGCGAACGCTGATGATTACCTAGAGGGGATCGGCGATGGTTTCCTGACGGATAAAGACGGTGACCGGCTGACGGGGGATATTGACACAAATATTGAAGCCATTATCCAGAATGCACTGGCCAACAACGCCACGGTAGAGCATCAGTGGGCGCAGTACGGCACGGTGCGTGCCGATATTCTCATTGTGAAGACCACGATAGCGGAAGTTGATCGGGCGCTGGCAGAAATGTCTACCCAGGTGCAGGCGCAAATTGACGACGTTACGGCGGTGCTGGAGGACAAGCTGACGGCCACCGTTGACGCCGACGGTGCAACGGCCATCCACACACTGAAAGCCGGCGTACGGGTGAACGGCGTGTTCTACAACGCGGGCATGTCGATCGCTGTCCTGGCGGAAATCGGTAAACCGGTCATTACCCGCATTGGCTTCAACGCCAATCAGTTTGTGTTGATGAGCGGCAGCGGTGATAACCAGTACTCACCCTTTGCGGCCATCGATGGCCAGGTGTTTATCAGCGACGCATTCATTCAGAACGCCTCGATCACGTCGGCCAAAATTGCGGATGCGGCCATAACCAACGCCAAAATCAGCGGTTTTATTCAGTCTGACGATTTCAATGCTACCAACGGATGGCGCTTTGATAAAAGCGGTGCTGGCGCCGGTCAGATTCAGATCAATGGTGGAGACGGCAACGGACGGATGGAGATACGCGGCGACCAGATTAACGTTTATGACGCGGGTGGAAATCTGAGGGTGCGGATGGGGAGGCTTTAATATGGCCTATGGGATGGTGGTGAATGGTAAAGAGTTGGCAGCTGTGAATAGCCCATCGCTGTTAGCCAACGACAAAGAACCCTGGGCCGATGGAAATAGACAGAAGATATATACACCCCCGGATTATGTTCCGGGGAACCCAGTTTTTATTGTTGGGCAGACTGGCTATATCTTTGGTAGTTCGACCAATCCGCCATTTTACGGAGGGATCACGGGTTGGCGAACCGATGGAAATAGAATCATCGTTGATTTTTCCTCGGCAAACAATCAGGCATTTTTTACAGAGTTCAGCATATATCAGGTTCAAACTCCGCAATCAGTTTCCGGGGCTTACGGGATCATGATCCAAAATTCAGTTGACTGGATGAGCATAAACAGTGAGCAGCGGCTTGGCTTTGTTGTGTGGAAAGGGGTAGTTGAAATAAACGGGCAATGGACTTTGCCAACGGTTCAAAATGACAACACGAAAATTGTTTATGTTCGCTGTGATGACCCAGGTGTTTCCGTGTATCACTCAGTTGAAAATAACGAATTAACGGTATCGCGTGATAATGGAAGTGGCGAGCCTTTCCGAACCACTGCAAACGTGCAAGTGGTAATTATGAATAGTGGATATTATCCGCCAACCCCCAATGGTTACGGCATGGTGATTAAAAATGTCGCTGGGAATAATACCTTTACGAGTGATTGCGAGCCTTTGCTCTGGGATGGGAGGTCAGTAAATGTTGGAGCTAATCCGGACGATTTGGTCAATACGGGAATTACTAGGCCCATGATACCCCTTGCCGTAAATGCATTTATGCGTGGTAACTCAGAAATGAGCGGGGGCTATTATAACTATTACAGCTGTGGTTATCGATTTAACGGGGCAGCGGTTCAATTCTGGCGCGCTGATTCCGGCCGAAAAATACAGACAAAATGGAATACATCAACGCGATGGTATTCCTCCCAAATGCCGCTGATGGTTATTAACGCTGACCATTATTTCTAACCAACCGGCCGCTGCGCCGGTTTTTCATTGCCAAAATTCAGGAGAATGGCCATGCCAGCAGGCACTATAACGTTAACGAATGACTGGGTCACGGTTACCGGGTCTGGCACCGCATTCACGAAAAACCTAAAGGTGGGCGACTTCATCGTGGCCGTTGTCGGTGGAGTCACTTATACGCTTGCTGTGAAGTCAGTAGACAGCGACACAAAAGTGATGTTGCTGAAAGCCTACGACGGGCCGACACAGTCTGGTGTCGCATGGTATGCCGTGCCGCGTGATGCGATGAATGCTATTACTGCGCAGTTGGCGGCAGAGACGGCCAAAGCGCTGCGGGGCCTAAACTACGACAAAGAGAACTGGCAGCAGGTGTTCAGCGGCACGGGAGACATTACGGTAACGCTGCCCGATGGCAGCACATATACCGGCCCAGCCTGGAACAGCTTCACATCCGCACTTAATAATAAGGCGGACAAAACAGAATTGGATAAAAAAGCCGACAAAACAGAAGTTGATAAAAAGGCTGATAAAAGCTCTCTAGGAACAGCTGCCGCAAAAGATGTGGGTAAAAATTACGGCTCTATCCCCCTATCCGGCGACGGGGGTTTATTGCGCCGGGGGGCGATACGAGAACGAAGGATACAGATATTAATGACCTGTATAATCGGTTCATGGATTCGGGAATGGTAGTTTATCGAAATGATGTAGTGGTTGGTGGAAATTGGCCGCACCCAGTATATTCGCCGTCATTATTTATTCCAGCTGGTGACACGTTCGCTGCAATATCGTTTCCATACGATGCCCTTGGTGGCGAGATAAGGGTTTATGCAGGTAAAAAAGCGACGAGTTGGAGTGGGAAGGCTTTGTACACCAGGGCATTATTGGATTCCACAAATACAACTGTTGATGGAAATGGTTTTATTAAAAAAGCATCACCAATAGCAAGATTATCCAGTAACCCTAAAAAAATGCAGGCCGATTATCAGGATGAGGGATTTTCTTTGGTCGGCTGCGTGGCTGTAAACAGCGAGGCGGATGGAGTGAGCGCAGAGCGAATCTCCACCGGCGTTTATCAGCTGAATGGTTCGCAGGGGTTTGCTAAAGAGGGTTGGACCATCGAAGTACCGCAGGATGTTAACGGCAACCGCTTGTGCTTTGTGGAGACCGATACTGATAGCGACGGTGTTATCACGGTGAAGGTCAGCAAGCGTCGCTTTGACATCGATAGCGCCATGGTTGTCCCTGGCGAACCGATGGATATCCCTGATGGGCGCTGGATTGATTTACGGCTTGAAATGCCAGAGAGCAAAGACAAATAACATTAACCCGCTACGGCGGGTTTTTTACGCCTGGAGAAAAAGATGGCTGTGATTATCAGCGGTAAATTAATAGGCCCAAATGGCGATCCGCGACCTGGTGTAACCATTATGCTAACGGCGGTAAGAACATCTTCGGCCGTTGTTCAACTTGCCCCTTCCAGCTCAACTACCGATGCAGATGGCAGCTATTCGCTATCCGTTGAGGTTGGCACGCACAACGTAATGATTGAGGCGTATGGGCGTCCATTCGAGAAAGTAGGGCAGATCACGGTTTACGCTGATTCTCAGCCCGGAACCCTGAATGATTTTCTTGTTGCTCCGGGGGCTGACGAGCTGACCCCGGCGATCCTCGCCGCAGTTAACGAAATGCGCGACTCTGCAAAAGCAGATGCTGACCGCGCCGAGGCGGCTGCAGAGCGTGCTGAGTCTATTGGAGATAACGAGTACACGTTTGCAACTGTTGCTGCGGGCATTGCGGGGACTGTAACGGGACAATATTTTAGGGTTCCGGGTGGGCCTGATGATCTGGCGGCGTTCTATTACTATTTGAATGACAACGGTACTGCTGTGCAGGTTTCTCAGACCGTTGGTGCGGCGGCGGTTGAAAGGGCAATAGCAGCTGCGGATAAGTCTCTGGCGCTCGGTACGGAACTCGACGCGCGAACAAAAGGGATTGAAAATAAAAAGAAAGTCTATGATGACGAAGGCGAGTTAATTGGTGCCGGATTTTTTGATAACACAGGTCGTTCGCCGCTGAATTATACCGCAAGCGGTGCGGTTAACCTCCCTGGTTTCAAAGTGCAGCATCTTAAAGACGACCCGGACAAGGTGTGGGTCGGGCGAGGTAATAAGCAAGAATATTTCGGGGGGTCAAAACTTGGTGGCCTGATTATGGGGCGCGTTGAAATTGCGACTATCCCAGGCCCATCCGGTGTCGTGTTTGTTGATAAAAACTTCATTCCTTACGCTCGCAGTCCGGGTTACAAAACCGATTTAGATATTCCAATTATAGGCGGTTCAACCACCCCGCCGATTATCCCGCCTGTTCCATTCCGCCCTTATGACTTGATGGGGGTACGGAGCGAAGGGCAGTCGCTATCACTTGGTGCGGCGAATCCTGCTGATGATCCGCAACCGATGAGCACGGTTCAGCGTTATGGCAACAGAGGGTTTAGCACAAACAATAACAGCGGTAGCTCAGACACTGACACACTTGTGCCACTAGTCGAAAAACGATATCAGCCTGCGGAAGGAACCTGGCCTGCGGCCGAAACTCCTGTTACAGGGGCTACGCATAAACTGGTGGAAATGATCCAGGCAGAAACTGGTCTTTCTTTTGACAAGCAGCCCAGCGCCTATATCGGTTCTGCCCCTGGTACCGGCGGCCAGCCGATCAAGAACCTGATTAAGGGCACCGCAGCTTATGAGCGAATGATCGCCCACGTTACCAATAGCCTACGCCTTGCTGCAGCGGAGGGGAAAACCTGTGCGGAACTGGCTGTTGTGTGGATGCAGGGCGAATCAGATTATCGTGATGAGACATCACGTGCCGACTATCTTGCAATTTATTTACAGTACATCGCAGATTCACTCGCTGACAAGAAAGCGATAACTGGCCAGCTGTTTGATCCTATCTTCATCAGTTATCAGCTCAGTACGCACCGCGCCTACCGACGCCGAGATCCACTGATTGCGTTAGCGCAGCGCGATGCCGCAATGCTGGGAAAAACCGAAATAGCATACCCAGGTTACATCGGTGACTATTACGGCTCAGATCACATCCATGGGATACCTGAAACGTACTACATGTTTTCCCAGTACACGGGGCGGATGATTTACAAAAAGCGCAAGGACATGCTTGAGGGCGTGACGCGGATGCACCGCCTGGACGTGATCGATGAGATTCGGCAGGGCATTTTCACAATGCTCTATTTCAACGTACCGACCCCGCCGCTGGTATTTGATATTGAATGGGTGGCTCAGGCTGAAAATATGGGGTTCTACATCCGTGACCAGTTTTCGCTTGATGTGATCGAGATAATCACTTCCGTCGATATTGCTGGCCCTGACCGCGTGCGTATCACGACATCGCGGCCACTGCTCAACAATGAAATCGTTACATATGGCTGGGGGAAAGCTGGCGATCCGATGACGAACGGGAGACAAACAGGCCCGCGCGGGAACTTGCGAGACAGCGAAGGGGATTTGCCAGGGGAAAGCTACACCGACGGCGCAGGCGTTCTGCGCAAATTGCACAACTGGTGCGTTATTTTTTAATAGGTGAGTAAATGACCACGATAATTCGAGACTTAGATACTGACCTGAGCGATTCTGGTTTACCGCCACTGTACGAGCCGTTTGCGTCAGTTGCTGGATTAATTGCTGGTTGGCGCTTTGGTGAGGGGTTCACTGATTTGTCGGGTAACCGTCATGTGATTAAGGAGATCGGTGCGCCATCCGTTGGTGAGTTTTATATCAGCGGTGATAAAAATAACGGGTTCATAACTGACGTTCCCGATGGACACCAGCGAGCGTTGATTGTTGTTCATCGCCACTCTGCTGATGTGAACTCATTCGGCTATCCAGTCAGCAGCATTACCCAGCAAACGTCTACGGCAGGTGTCGGGCTTGCCATTAGCGATGTTTCGTCCGCATCAGTCCATCGCCGCTCTTTGAATGTTGGGGGCCAGGCATATAACCAGCCATTGTATGGCGTCGCCGCAGGGCCAAGCGAGGCCGTTCTAAGCCGTAATAAATTTTCATTCACAGCCATAACAGTCGATGGGGCTGGAAACACTGCAGGGTTATTTGTCCCATCAGCTAGCCAAAACCTGATACCCGCGACTATCGCTGAAGGGGTGAATTTGGCTAACAGGGTAATCACCGAGCCGAGCGGAATCAGCTATTACCGGCTGATCGCATGGAGAAGCCCGAGCATTCCGGCGACTAACGTGTCGTCTGCCCTGGATGTGGCTGAAGTATTGATTTATGACAGAGTGCTATCGCTTGAGGAGCTGCAAATTCAATATGGTCGTTCGCAGCGATACTTCAAGAACAGTTTTGGTGAACTGATTTGACGGAAGGGCCGGGATGGACCCCGGCTATTTAAACAGCTTGTAGTAGTCGAATTCCATCGCAGCCTCAACAGCTCCACCCTGGGTTTCGAATGGCGCTTCTGCTATGAGTGGCCAGCGCCCTTTATGCTGAAAGTAGACCCAGAACTTTCCTTCTTCGTCTTCACGTAAGGCGAACATGGGAGGGCTGTTGATCGTTGGTGACGGATACCGGTCGTTTTCCGTCAGAAGGAAGATCTGCCTGCCATTTATGATAATGCTACCCAT